GGATTTTGTTAAGGCCAGGCTCTATATTAATAGGTCTGTCCGTTTTAGCCGTTTTCGGTACGAATGTTAGACGACTACCAGGGATGACAGTTATACATTCACGAATACGTGATGTATCACTGGGGCTAACACCGTGAAGTGAAAGCCAGCCTGGAGTGGACTGGAGTAATTCAATACCCATATCCATCGCCTTAGAAGTTATGTCGAGTGCACCAGTTACGTGATCGTAACTGGACGTCCTTCCCTTGACGGAGAAGGATGCGCCCTTGCCAAACTCTATAGGTAGAGACGATATATCAGGTACTTTTCCTAATATTGTAGAGATTTTTCGCATCGCTGTCAGAATAACAGACGGTACTGCGCCAGACGTGAATTCACGTTTGGATTTCTGCAATCTAGTATTAGTAGCTGAACATTTATGCTCACAAGAGATAAATGTTTTCATCGCCTCCTCTTTAGAGTTGGTAGACATAGCCCAGTGTGGATATTTCTTGATAAAACAACTAAGTAAGTTATCCCTAATGTATTCCTCATGATTGCAATAATCACTAGGATTAGGAGATTTCTTAAATAGCGAATCCATATCATTTGAGATACAGTGTAATACATGGTCGGAATATTCAGAATGAATATCGTCGCACATGGCTTTCACAATATCAACATAATGAGAAGAATAAGCTATTGGACAGCACCACTGTGAAAGCAGTTGCTGTACAAGCTTCTTAGAAGTCTTGTTACCATATGTCTTAGACATATAACACCCTTAGTCAGTTTATGCAGGAAATTCACCGTCTTTGATGGCAGCTGATAGCTGACCTTCAGAGATGGCACCACCAACAAATGCTAGCAAATCAGCTACATCTGTTGCATCCGCAGTCTCAGGCACGATGAAGTCGATGAATGCAGAGGTTTCACCCTTGTATTCAACGCTATCAACGGTATGAGTATACGGAAGGATTACCTTTACGGTAACCTTACGGGGCGTACTACCTTTGGCCTTGCGCATACCGCAAGTTACTACTGGACGTAATGAAGGAAGTACTGCACTTTTATCTTTCCAAGTGCAGAGAAGACCTTCATTCGTCATAGCAGTAAATGTTACGGTTGCAGCCGAACTATCGGTCAAGTCAAAGTTTGCAAATTGCATATTATCACCTTAATGGTATAATTAGTACGTTAGAATTAACGGTCTACTTACGACCGCCCAGGAATGCTTGGTTCAAAAGAGCCAAAGCATCAAGGAAACGATTCCCGTTCATCCTATCAAATAGGGTTAAACGAGGCAGCGGCACACTAGGTGACGCTGACACACTACGTTTGACATGAAAGGCAGAACCATAACCACTCTTTCCAGGGAGATACTCCCCAGAAGGTGTTATGGTCATAGTCCATTCATACCATTCGTAATGTGTTTTCGTTCCTTCGACATGTTTGAGACCGGAAAGGGCGCTAAAACTTTCTAGCCAGTTACCGATAGGCAAAAACCAATCGACAACAAAGCTAAAAGGAACTAGTTCCCAGGCAATAGAAGCAGGGTTGACTAAACCTAAGGCATTAAGATTGCGGATATTACTATCCTCAATCTCATACCAATGGTCATGTCGACAATGCTTCTCTACCTCTCCAGTCCAATCATATCCAGGTCCGGGTGGGGCTAACCCCACGTCGGCGGCGTAATGTCCAGTGATTTTAAGATCACGACGGTTGGCATGTAGCAAATAAGCTGCAGCTTCGGCGGATCCGTACACATCATATAGAAGAGGTGTCCAACCATAACGAATCTCGAGCCAAGTATTGGCTGCGAAATCTTTAAGGTTAGTAGTTTGACGTCTCCTACGTTCTAAGTCTTTTCGATGCTCGCGGGCAGAAACCCGACGATTACCGAATCCTCTTAGATTGTAAG